AATGAGCTGGTGTCGGAATTGCCAGACTGCGAGCACAACCGCGAGTGGCACGAAGAGTGCGCGCGGCTCCGCGCGGCCCATCAGGTAGCGCGGCGGAAGTATGACAAGGCTATCCGGGCGGCGAACCTGCCCGAGGGCGGTAAGGACATCCGTGCGTGACAACGACCTGAGCGACGAGCCCGTGCCGCGCGTTGCTGTCGTGTTCGAGGGCGCCGTTGCATTCCTGGACGCTAAGGACGAGCGCCTGTTCGCTAAGCTCATGGGCAAACACCATTACGCTGCCGCGCTCCAGTTAATGCGGCTCAACCCGCTGGCCGTCCAAGTCATCACCAACCGGGTGTACGCGGGCGGCGTGAAGATAGACCTCATCACCTACCTGGGTGACAGCGCGTGGGCCGACGCGATAGCCGACGCGATGGACGCCGAGGAGCTGCCGTACAACAACGTGCTCGCCACCCGGCCCGACGTGCTGGCGCGGACGGCGAGCTGGACAGTGGGCCTGCTCCGTATCTACGACCCCTGGCCCGAGCACCAGGGATTGTTCGGGCCCAAGGGCCGCTATTTGGTCGATATAAACCAAATAGGGAGAGCTTAGCGCGTCCGCAACCACACAGTAGCTAGCTCGTCCTCAGTTAGTGGTCCCCCCAGTCGTGTCGTTGTGAAGTTCTCACCCGTTAGGTCTGCTTCCAAACTCTGCCAGCGAGCTTCACCGCGACTTCTCACCGACCTGAGGCCATCATGGCTATTCCTGATGGCCCCGATAAGGATTTCTAGATTCCGCTCTCGGCGTGATGGCTGTGGTCCTGGGACTATGCCGTCTCTATAGTCATCACACCGGTCCTGGTGCACGCCCATATAGCCGCTATACCGTCTACCGTTCGGCAGTGTACAGTGTTCCCCGGGCCGGGCCGCACAGAGGCGGCACCAGATTGTCTCCGCTTGCTCCCGCTCGCGCTGCTCCCGCGCCCACTGCTCTTGTGTCTTCGGTGGATACTTTGTTGTCATCGCGTCCTCTCCAGTGCGTCTAGGTAGGTCTCCAGTGCGTCGCCAAGTAGCTGCCACGCTACTGTGACATCCTTGCGCGCGTCGGCCAGGCTCGGCAGCGGCGCTGCCAGGCGAGCCAGCAGCATCTCTTGCGTGGACGGTCCCCCACCTACGGTCGATGCTGTCGCGCCGCGCGTAGGCGTACGTGGTGATCCGGCAGGCTTGTCCCCGTACTTCCTGGTGAGCGGAACCTTCGTGCAGGATACGGCGTCTGAGAACTTCTTCTCCCATCCCACCTGGCTGTGCCGGTTCTGGTCACCTTCGGCCTGGATGATGCTAGCCGACCACTCGGTCTTCAGGTGCGTGGACGGCACCGAGCCTGGGTGTGCCAGCAGCCAGGGAACCAGCTTGTCTAGCATCAGGTTGTTCTCTCGTGGCGTGTACTTGTTCCTGTTCATGTCTCCCCCTTGGTAGTAGTTGGATGCCTTGAAGCCGAGCCTACACGACACCAACACCTGCCACAACCGCATGCGCCGGGTTGCTGCACTTGAACCCCACCTCATTGCCGACGTTGTGGTTGCAGTTCATGCAGAGCGTCACCAGGTCATCCCGCCGGATGCCCTGCCTGATCTCACACAGCAGGTGCGCGTAGTTGTCGGCGTTGCGGTCACCCCTGCGCCGGTCGGCTCCGTCACCGTTCACGTGCTGTATCGACAGGAAGCCGAGGAACGCCTCGCCGCAGCAGGCACAGCCAGGCCCGTAGAAGTTGAGCACCTGTTCCTTGATCTCCTGGTTCCTGAGACGATCCAAGGCTACCCGGCGAGCGCGGCAGACGCCGCTCTTGCTGGGGTTGCCGTTGCTGTGGTTGAACGCGGCAATCGGATGGATCTCCAGGCACTCCGTGCAGTAGCGGTGCGTCTTCCGGTGCTCGGGGCACATCGGCTTCTCCTGGTTGCGCAGGAAGGTGCGGCCACCGTACAGGGCCGGGCAGTCCGGGTAGCTGCACGCCAGGGCTGGCAGGCCGCGACGCTCACGGGTGTACTCAGCGAAGCAGTCGTTGCAGTACGGCTGGCGCGTGATCGTGTTGTCCAGGCTGACGATGTGCTCTCCACGAGGGCACCAGAACCAGTCTTCGGCACAGGTTGCACACAGGAACTTATGACCTCTAAACTCTACCTGACACCGCATGCACTGCTTGATGTTGACCTTGCCCATGTTGCCCACCTCCCCTTGTCTCTAGCTCCATGGTACACCATGAGTTGACGAACGTTAACATGATCGGCAGGGTTGCACTATGCCCATGCCTCTACGCAGTCCACTATGTCCCAGTTTCACCCGCATGAGATCGCGCCCTTGAACTTCTGCCCTTGATGTCCTAGTATGGTGCGCGGAGGTATGAACATGGACGACTACCTAGCATGCGAAGACATCGTGTGCGCCCGCTGCGGTGCGGGAGACGGAGAGCTTGGGTGGGCCCAGGTTCGGGAGGGCACGGTCTGCTGGCAGTGCCTCAGTTCCACCGAGATCGTGCACCAAGCCTGGCTTGGGATGCGTAAGCCAGGCTACGAGGACGAAGGCATATGACAGAGCCCATCCCGTGGCCGGACATCGAAGAGCTTATCGACAACAAGGCGTTCCGGCCGAGGTACCGGAAGCTCATCAAGGATGGGTACCTCATTGAGTTGCGCTGGCTGGCGATGATGGCCAACAAGAAGGACCAGCCAAGCCACTGGTTTGCCTGGTCGTGCAGCAAGAAGCGGTGGGAGTACTCCTTGACGTACACCAGGGAGTACATGACCGCAGGTGAGCGCAGCTCTATCATCGCCAGCATCGAGGAGGTGCAGCCTGGGTCTACGTTCACCCCTTCCCCCCAGACCCCCCAACCCTCATAGAATTATAGAAGAGACATAGTAGGTCAAGTACCTATAGAGATCCTATAGGAACTCCGACAGATGGAGACTCACATGAGTAAGTGGGATAAGTACAGTAATCCTAAGCCTGGAAATAGGCAGAGCTATGACCCGGACACCTGCCCCTCTGGGTGTGACAGGGAGGTGTGGAGCCTGGCCCTGCTCTTCGAGCAGCTAGCCAATAAGAACGGCTACCAGCTACCACAAGGACGCTTCCTCATCCATGATTACCTGCTGAAGCGGATAGCAGAGTCAGGTATCCGGGGCAAGCCAGCCACCTTCTGGAAGGATGATAGCGGGACGGTTCAGTCCTGGTCCTGGTGTGTAGAGGCAGCCATCAAGAGGTACTGGGACTGGAACGAAAGTGATGTGGCTGGCGAACATGCACTGGATGACTTCTGCGGCATGCTCCGGTTCAAGGAGATGATGAACGGGCACCTCACCTGGTGTGCCAATCGACGGAGTATCGCCCGTGCCCAGGCTCGTGGCTAAGCCCCATCAGGTGTACTTCACAGACGGCTCCTGCCACCCCAACCCGGGCCCCGGTGGCTATGCCGTGGTCCGGGGCGGGAGGCTCTTAGCGTCCGGCTCAGAGCCCGTCAGCACCAACCAGCGGATGGAGCTGGCCGCCATGCTCGCGGCGCTCAACCTCATTGCGCAGGACCGGCAGCGGTACCCCCGCAGGCACAACGAGATACGTTCCGATAGCCAGTACGCCCTGAACTGTGCCACCAGCTCTAAGGACTGGGAGGCCAATGGATGGCGCCGCCTCAACAGCGGGCCATTGAAGAACCTTGACCTGATCAAGGACATCTGTGTTGCCTTCAAGGCCGCCGGTCAGGTAACATTGACACATGTGCGAGGGCACCAGGGCATACCCGGCAACGAGATGGCCGACCACTATGCCGCCATCGCACGACTGTCCGGCATCATGAACGAAGGAGGATGATGTTAGACCCACCGCCTGGATTACACCGGGACGACGCGTTACACGAGGGCGAGACCGCAAAGCAGTGGTTAGCCGACTGTGATGCAAGGATGGCACGAAAGGCAGCTACCCATAGTCTGGGTACGTACCGCGCGGCAAGGCGAGAGCGCCGCACTGACCGCGCAACCTTCCAGCCCGGCTACACGCCGGTCACAGTGGTCGAGGACCTGGCGTCACTTGACCCGGACTTTGACCGGCACACCGATCAGTACGACCGCATCATGAGCTGGTTCAGCGGTGACATCTGCTGTCCCGGCTTTTCGTATCTGGGCAGGGGTCACTGCCCTCAGCATGGAGGTATCTAGATGACAGTAACCGAAGAGACCTTAATCCCGGCGACCCGTGAAGAGGTGGTGTCTCAGTTAAACACGTTGGGCACTATGACGACGAGCACCGAGTGGGAGCGGTCGGCGTTGGTGTACGCGCTGACCGTGGATGGACGTACAGTAGCGGGACGTAATCGTAACTCTGGAAATCCAGAGTTAGCAAAGGTTACTTTCCAGGAGCTGGCGTCATGGGGCATCGTCGGGCTAACCGATAAGAGTCACGTGGCTGCGTACCACAAGTACTGGGCCAATGCGGTGGCCGAAGGTTTCGCCTTGCCCGCTGTGTTGGGCGAGCCATACGACGAGCCCGAGACGGAGTGGCCTGGGTTCCCGAAGCAGTCAGTCCCCAAGCCCGATGAAGCCGAGTCACCACTCACTCAGTTCTGCAATCAGATCACAGCGGGCGGGAAGCGGCACCTGGCGGCGCTGGACGTCGCCGGGATGGATGCGTCCGATGCCCATGAAGCGCGGAAGACCGTGCAGGATGCACACGAGATACTGACGGAGGTAGACGAGTTCCTTGACGTGCTAGAGGCTGACTAGGTAGTATGGACGGGTCCGCCATGCTACGGCGGGCCCGTTCCCATCTCCTTGGAGGGAGTGCAATGAAGAAGACACCATACGAGAAGCGTCACACGTGACTTGGACGTAGCCAGGGATAGGCTGTGGGAATACCTCATGAAGGGTGAGACCGATTAACATAGGACGTGAAGTAGTAAGCAACATCCTGCGCGGCAAGGAGCCTGCGTTAAAGCAGTTCCTTGAGGCAGGCTTCGACCTGGAGTGGCTCACCGATGAGAATGACCTGAGCCGGGCGGCTATCTTCAATGAGACCGACCTTCAGGCGTACACGTTTATCATCCGGCACTTCCTGGAGAAGCGTGCGGTGCCGACGACCGCATACTTTCAGTACTCGTACCCGGCCGAGGCGTACCGGCTGTCCAACAGTGGTATGACTACTGCCGAGATTCTGTACCTGGCGAAAGAGGACAGGCTGCGTGTCAACCTTGAGGTCTCTGGTTCGGAATTCGCAGACCGGATGGACGCGGGCGAGTACCCTGAGGCGGCCGAGGTCCTGCGAGCGGCGGCCAAGGTCCGGGACGCACGCGAGTCCAGCGTCCACGTTGTATGGGACAGTGACGAGTGGGACTACGAGGCGCGCATCAACCGGAAGGTACAGCAGGGTGTGGTCACCGGCATACCGGAGTTAGACGCGGGCTTCATGGGCTGGCAGCCGGGTGACCTGGTGTGCTACCTGGGCAGGCCCAAGGCGGGCAAGACATCGTGCCTCCTCCTGTCTGCGCTGGCCACTTACCAGGAGCTGGAGAAGAAGATCCTGTTCGTCACCGTCGAGGTCGCGGCCGGTGACGACGTGCAGCGTCCTGGCATTGCCGACAAGCTGGACGCATTTAACGCGGGCATCAGCTACAACGACTACGCGCGGGGCGCGCTGAATGACGGTGGGCGCGCGGCCGAGAAGCTGGTTGCATCCCGCGAGCGGCTGGGCAGCCCCCAGGAATTCCATATCGTCCAGCCCACCGGGACCTACACCATCCTGGACCTGGAGAATGACATAGAGCGCTTCGAGCCCGATGTCGTTTACGTGGATGGCTTCTACCTGATGACCGACACCACCACCGGCAAGTCCGGTGGCAACTGGGAGGGTCACGACAACCTGGCGCGAGCCATGAAGTTCATGGCGGCCCGGCGCAACCTCGTTATCATCACCAGCATGCAGGTGCGCGGCAAGCAGTTGTCCGGCAAGAAGAAGGACATCGATAACGACGCCATGATGGGCGGCACCGGCCTGGTCATGTGGAGCACGATGGTGCTCGGCGTTAACATCGATGAAGAGCATTCGATGCACACCATCAACTGCACGGCCAGCCGGATAGGTTATCTGCCCACGATACACGGCACGTGGGACTGGGACACCTGTGCCTTTCAGGTAGACGCCGATTACGAGATAGAGGGTATCTAGTGTCAGCCATCAGGATTCAGATCACTACCCTGCAGGACGACGACAGCGCCACGCTGGTGTCGTGGGATATAGACGAGGAGGACGCCGAGCTGTACCTGGCGATGTTAACGGACGACCTCGGGGAGGGCGACGAGGCGTACTACACCACCGAGGGCGTGGAGGCTATCAACCGGTCAACCGGCCCGGATGACGTGATCGTGCTGTGAAGCGACCGCACCGGAGGAAGGCACCTGTGCCCAGTGACATCGTGGGCGCGCTCACTGAGCTGGGCTTCGATGACATCCGGGTGAACGGTGAGGAGGCCGTGGTCCTCTGTCCCTATCACGATGACAGGAAGGTCGGCAACTTCAGCGTCAACACGGTGACCGGCGTCAACCACTGCTTCTCCTGCGGTGAGTCCGGCCAGTTCATCCGCATCGTCCAGGAGGTGTGGGCCTGCGGCCGGGAGACGGCAGCGCTCTGGTGCCAGACACGTGCGGCCAAGGGCGTGCGCCGGACGGAGGAGCCCGACAAGAAGACAGACGATGATACCACCCAGCAGATGAACGAGGCCAAGATGGCGCTCTTCACCGCCCCGCCATTCGTGGAACTTTCTAAACGTTCCATTGGCATGGCTGCGGCGTGCGCCTACGGCGTCCTGTGGGATAAGGACGCATGGATACTGGTCATAAGGAGTCCGCATACCAATGAGTTGTGGGGCTGGCAAAGGAAAGGTACTGATGGACGAGTACGAAACCATCCCCGAGGGGTCAGGAAGGCAGAGACCCTTTTCGGCATCAATGAGGCTACTGGAGCTGGAGCTGTACTGGTCGAATCTCCGCTGGATGTTGTTAGACTCCGGACTGCCGGAATCGGAAGCGGAGTATCTAGCTATGGAGTGCACGTTAGCGATGTTCAGCTCTCCCTTATCACAGAAAGGTTCGACAGCCTGGTGGTAGCGCTGGACAATGACGCAGCGGGGGAGAGGTTATGTGAGCAGTTGCGTCGTTGGAAGCGTCTGCCTGTCACGTTCTTCAACTACGGGAAGTCGAAAGCTAAGGACCCTGGTGAGATGTCGGACGAGGAGATACACTGGGGGGTAGTGAATGCAACACCAGGATGGAGGACTCGCTTTGGCTGAGGCATGGCTTTCCGTTGTAGGCTACGAGGGACTGTACAGTGTGTCCTCACTTGGGCGCGTGTACAGCTACTATCTCAAAGACCTACGACGGCTGAAGCTGAATAAGAATGGGCGAATTCAGGTCACGCTATCAGCAAATGGCAAAGCGCGTACCTGGAATGTGCATAAGCTCGTGGCTGATGCGTTCCTCGGACCATGCCCGCCGGGTCAGGAGGTCCGGCACAAAGATGGGGACGAAACAAATAATGTCGCTACAAACCTTGAGTACGGGACACGCGGCGACAACCAACGCGACTCAGTTAGGCATGGCACACACAATATGTCCAGCAAGGAACGCTGCCCTAAGAAGCACCTGTACGATGAGGCGAACACGTACGTTGCACCCGATGGTAGGCGCATGTGCCGCCAGTGTCAGCGGGAGAGGCAACGGAAGCACTTACTGGTGATGGTCTGATGAGTGACAAGACGTTAGTGATAGCGGCCAACTACACGCAGTTCTGCACCTGGCTAAACTTGACCGACCGCAAGCAGAGTGACTACCAGTGGGTCGGCAGCGCTACCGGCCTGTACCCCGTGGACAAGGGAGAGCACGTCATCTGGCTGACTCCCTGGACGGCTGGCGGCACGGAGGCTGCCCTGGATAAGTACGACCAGTTGATAGAGGCGGTCCAGGGGTACGAGCTGGTCGTGGAGTACCACCGTTGCTAACTGGTGAACTTAAGCCATTCCAGAATGCACCAGTGGACGCGTTCCTCAGCAGGGGCAGTCTGCTGGTGTCATTCGACATGGGCCTGGGTAAGACCCCCATCGCCATCGCCTGTGCCGAGGAGCTGCTTGGCTGTGGTGACATCAGCCTGTGCCTCATCGTCTGCCCGCCATCCCTTAAGTACCAGTGGGCCGAGCGGCTGGCGCAGTTCACGGACGGCGCAGACCAGCGAGTCATTGACGGCACGGCAGCGCAGCGCAAGGCGCAGTACCAGTCCATCACCAAGGACACCGACTACGTAGTGATTGGGTACCCGAATGTTACTAGTGATTCTCGTTATGTGCGGGCTATTAGTAAGGAAATGGTGGTGCTGGATGAGGTCACTGCCATCAAGACTTTTAAGGCGAAGCGCACGAAGGACACTAAGCGTTTACTCAAGGCGAGGTACCGGCTCGGTCTGACTGGTACGCCGATGGAGAATGGCAAGCCCGAGGAGATCTACTCTATCATGCAGTGGGTAGACTCATCCGTTCTCGGTAGGTGGGACCTGTTTGACCAGAGCTACATCCGGCGCCGCCGTGGTACCGATATCGTCAAGGGCTATAAGAACCTTCCCGTACTGCACGACCGGCTGAAGGTGGCCGTCTCCCGTAAGTCCAGGGACGACGAGGACGTGCGCCCCTACCTGCCCAGCGTGGAGCAGGACGAGTGGGCGGTGCCACTGGAGGGCCCGCTGCGCGAGGCGTACATGCAGATGGGCCTTGACCTTTACCACGGTCTGAAGGCGTCCCATCTGTCCGGTGACTTCAACCTGTTCGCGCACTACCACGGCGAGGGTGCCAACTCACCTGATGGCAGGCTGATGTCCATTCATATGTGCATGGAGATGCTGCTCAACCACCCGGACCTGGTAATCGAGTCGGCCATGCGGTATGAGAAGAACGGGAAGGGGTCGAAGTACGCCTACGAGGTGTGGCAGCAGGGCCTGCTTGACGATGTGTTTGATACCCCGAAGGCTGAGCTGCTGAAGGAGAAGGTAGACGCTATCATCGGCTACGGTAATAAGTGCCTCGTCTACACGAAGTACCGCACCGGCCTGCCCTATCTACAGGCCATCCTTCAGGGCCACGAGGCAGTGCTGTACCACGGGCAGATGAATGCGATACAGAAGGCCGAGGCGGTGGTCAACTTCGCTAACCCGTTGGGGCCCAACCTGTTCCTCAGCTCATGGGCCGGTGCCTACGGGTGCGACATGAACATGGCCCGGCACCTCATCAACTTCGACAACCCATGGAGCGCGGGCACCGCCGACCAGATAAACGGCAGGCACGTCCGGCTGTCCAACGAGTTTAAGCAGGTCTACATCCATACGATGTACGTAAGTGGCACCATCGAGGAGCGCATGCTTGACCAGCAGGAGCACAAGCGCAAGGTTAATGCCGCCATAGTGGATGGCCGAGGCGCCGATAGGATGGGGCGCATAGACAACTCAGTCGAGAGCTTGACGCACTATTTAGAGAAGACTATACTGGGCGAGGACCTCGGAGGGGACCATGCCAGCTAAGAGAAGGCGCCCGGCGCCGGTCATCCAGTGGATGCACACCTACCTGTTCCGCCGTGCGGACGAGAAGGCGGCGAAGGCCAAGAAGAAGGTGGTGGGTGATGACCTGCGCGAGTACGTACGGGACCATGGCATCGTTCGTGCCGATGAAAACGGCAACGAGATCACCGGCAACATCGAGTACCGCCTGTCGGAGCCCATTGAGGTGGAGGGCGAGAAGTACTACGGCATGGAGCTGCGTAAGCAGCAGCCCATCACCTTCGACTGGATGGCGGCTATCGAATTGGCCAAGAAGCTGGGCTGGAAAGAGGAGGAGTATGGTGAGTATGTATTCGAGATTCACCAGGACGCCTTCTATGTCGCCAACCAGATGGGCCTCATCACGGACGACCAGCTTGACGCGTTGCTGGTGGAGGGTGAGCCCAACTACTCACTGTGGCCCTTGGAGATGCCGGAATGACCTACCCAGGCAGCAAGCAGCCGCTGGTGGACTACGATGCACCGCCCGCCGGGGCCACTTACCTAGACGCCTTGCTCGGTGAGCCGTATAAGACACTGAACTATCGCGGTGTCGCCACTGACTTCTACTCCATCGGCAGTCTGGCCCGTGCCTTGAACCGCAGTCCGGTGACCATCAGGAAGTGGGAGTCAAAGGGTGTCATTCCGCAGCCGGACGTGGCCGACCCCGCGCACGCCCGGGTACTCGGCGGCCAGGTCCGCCTGTACACCCGCGAGCAGATAGCAGGCCTGCGCAGGATCGCGGCCGAGGAAGGAATCCTAGACGAGACGTGGAAGGCCGTTCGTCACACCAACTTCACCGAACGTGCCTATGAACTGTTCAAGGAGGACCAGTGATTATCAAGCGGAGCCGGGAGCACCGGGTGAACGTCGGCAACTACGAGCACATCATCGTGTCGGCCGCCGTAGAGCTAGACATCCCGGATGGCGTCAGGATCGAAACCGCATTAGACCAGGCAGACCGCACACTTGACGACGCGCTGGCCGCAGACCTGGCCGCCGCAGAGGCAGCCGTACCCGAAGACCAAGAGACACACCTAGCCTACTGGAAGAAGTAAGTCATGGCCCGACAGTTAACCAGGCACCGCACCGCACCAATCGACCCCGACGCCGAGGGCGTAGCGGACGACGGCGACTACCCGGACGAGCAGGAGGAGACGACCACCACGCGACGCTCTAGGCGGCCCGCTAAGGACGAGGAAGAGGAGACCCCTACGACCACCCGCCGCCCCGCTAAGAGGCGCTCAGCGGCCAGCACAGAGCCGCGTGGGGGGCGCGCAGCCAACCGTGGCTGGGCCGGGGCGAAGGAGAACAAGAAGAAGCGGTACACCGGGGACGAGTTCCGCGTGGACGAGGACACTACCTACCTGATCCACTTCCTCCAGCCCGAGCCCTTCGACAACCTGATGGAGCACTTCATCAAGGCACTCATCGGCAGCGGCAACCGGGCCAGCCACTGGTGCCTAGAGGAGGACTGCCCGCTCTGCGATGACATCGGGGACAAGCCCGCCGAGCGTGCGCTGTTCAACCTCGCCGTCATCGATGACAAGGGCAACGCCGCCAACAAGTGGTGGCGGGCCACCCCCAGCATCATCGACATCATCGAGGACTACGCGGACAGTGAGCGTAACTCTCCCATCGACAGGACCGACCTGTACTTCGAGGTCAGCAAGAAGAAGGGCAAGAACAAGATCAATGCCTACCACATCGACCCTATCCGGGCGCGTGACCTGGAGGACGACGGCGTAGACCCGCTGACCGACGAGGAGCTGGACGAGCTGCGTGAGCATGTGTTCACCTCCGAGGCCGTCTTAAAGCTGAGCACCCGCAAGGAGCTGCGCGACATAGCGGAGGACCTGGAGGACTAGTGGCTACCCCGATGCAGCCAACAGATAGGTTCGGCCCGTTCGTATGGCTGGACCAGAACAAGCAGCGCCACGAGATATACGTGGAGGCTGAGGACTACGAGCAGGCGCTAGAGAAAGCGCATCAGCAAATGATCGAAGGAGAAAGCGAATGACGTACCGGAGGCACTTCAGGAATAGGATGGCCGAGGAACTGGAGCGACTGTACAAGTTAGATCAACAGAATCCAGGAGGATCGGTTCACAACAACACTCAGGTCGCTAATCCTGTAGACGGCGGCCAGCGTGGGGAGAATACATTCAAGGTACTTCTCTGGGATTTCGCTGAGCGTCTAGATAGGAATCACCTGCGGATTAACCAGAAAGGAAAAGACTTCGTAGAAGGGAAGATCAAGGTCCGCAGGACTGTGGTAGAGGAAGGATCACAAAGGCTGTCCTACGATGAGGATAGTCCGCTGATTACCTTCGATGAAGCATTGAATGACACTGGCCGTGGTCAGTAGCTCGGTCGTGCTGGAGCCCGATCACCTGCGCAAGGTGGTCGGGCACTTCCAGCAGCATGATGCCTTCGCGTTTGACGTGGAGAGCGTGGACAATGACGAGTACCCTAACACCCGTGGCGTCCCTGCGTTAAACAGGGTGACCTGGCTGTCTATGGCCACCCACGGTATGACCGCAGTTATACCCCTCGGCCATCCGATAGGTACCAAGGTCATTGGTCAGGGCAAGGAACCACGCACCGATAAGAACGGCACTGTCAAGATGTTCCGGGTGCCGGTGTACGAGCCCCCGCCAATCCAGATGGAGATAGGCAGGGCCTTTGATATCCTGCGCCCGCTGTTCTTCAACGAGGGCATTCGCAAGGTAGGGCATGAGATCACCTTCGACTTAGGCAGTGTCGCCAAGTACTGGGGCGAGGTGCCGCCCGGCCCGTACGCTGACACCAAGTCAATCATGCGGCTCCTGGATGAGAACACCGCGCGCCGTGGCAATGGCCTGAAGACGTGGACAGAGCGTATCTTCGGGGTGAAGTACGACACGGAGAACGTGGGCAAGTGTGTCGAGTCGCATCCGTTCGATACGGTGGCGCACTACTCCTACATGGATTCGCTGTACACCTGGCTTCTCTACCAGTACGCGCGGCCCCTCATTGACGAGGAGGACCTCCAGCGGGTGAACCGGGTAGAGGAGGACCTGATCTCCTGCTTAGTCGGTATGCGGCTGGCTGGGAGCCGTATGGACGTACCCAGGTTGGAGAACCTGCGCGGTGAGCTGAAGACAGACCTGATTGGCATAGAGGGCGACATCTACAAGGCGGCCGGTCAGCAGTTCAACATCAACAGCCCACGGCAGCGGTGCAATGTCCTCTACCTGCCTAAGAAGGAGGGCGGCCAGGGCCTGCGCCCGTGGCGGCTGACCCCCGGCGGCAAGAAGTGGGTGGACGAGGGGCACGAGGCGACCATTGATAGCTGGTCAACCGATGCGGAGACACTGAAGAGCTACCCGAAGAACACGGTGGCCCGCACGATGCTGAACTACGCGGACACCAATAGGATGCTCACCGGCTTTGTCAACGCGTGGCTGGGCATTGAGGGTGACAAGAAGCACCCGCCGCAGATATACGATGGCTACATCTACCCCGAGTACCAGCCACATGGCACGGTGACAGGTCGCTTCTCTGGCCGGGCCCCTAACCCGCAGAACATTTACCGCGCCGACACACCCCGGGGTGAGACCATTCGCGGGGGATTCATCGCACCTGACGGGTACAGCCTGGTGGTCGGTGACTATGGGCAAATCGAGCTGGTCATTCTCGCCCACCTCATCGGGCACGGCAAGCTGTTCGATGGTTTCTGGGCAGGCATTGACCCGCACATCGTGACCGCTGCCGGTATCCTGGGCAAGCCCACCGATAGCGTGACCAAGGACGAGCGTCAGTATTTCGGTAAGACAATGAACTTCACCATCGTCAACGGCGGGCAGTGGAGGCTGGTCGCGGAGATGATTGACTGCGGTGAGCGCGAGGCCAAGCGCATCCTCAGTAAGCATGAGAAGGAATTCCCTGAGATCTATGCCTTCAAGAAGGCAGTATTCAAGAAGGCACGGAGCCGCAGGCCACCGCATGTCCGGTCTATCCTCGGTAGGAAGCGCAGGATGTGGGACCTCCTGTCGAGTGAGTACAAGTGGGCGGCGGCTGCCGAGAGGGAGACCTTCAACTTCCTGATTCAGGGTGGCGCGGCTGACCTGATGAAGCTGGCTTTGATTGATACCGACTACCAGTTGGGGCAGCTCGTGCCGGACGCATACGTGAGCATGTGCGTTCACGACGAGCAGACTGTGGTGACTCCCACTGATCGTGCCGAGCAGGTCAGGGCTATCATGGTGGAGTCCATGACCGGCCCGCACATTCAGAAGCTAATCAAAGTCCCCCTCAGCGTAGACTGTAATATAGGACAACGATGGAGTGAATGTCACTGACTTTATGTTTCGGTGTCCACATAATGTAAGCTATAAGTATGGAGACAAAGGACTGTTCGAGATGTCATTTACCAAAGCCGATAGCCGACTACGAAGTCAGGCGAAAGGGGAAGGTAAAGATACGCACGTACTGCCGGGACTGCTACAACAAGTACGCGCGTGAGTACGTGCAAAACCGCCCAGACCAGCAGGAACGGCAAAGAAACTATGGCATGGTCCATAGGCTGGCTGTCAAGCAGCAGGTATTCGAATACTATGGGAGTAAGTGTGCGTGCTGTGGTGAGACTGAGTTCATATTCCTCACGCTGGACCATGTGAATAATGATGGCGCGGAGCATAGGCGTCAGTTGGCTGGACCTAATGGAGAAGGCCGAAACGTGAGCCCGGATAAGATTTTCAGAATCTTAGTGAGGACTAACTTTGAGGATGCTGACCGCTTTCAGGTGCTATGCTATAACTGCAACTGCGGTAGGCGTAGCAACCATGGCGTCTGCCCGCACAAGGAGTGCCACTAATGACAAACTTCTGGGAGAAGGCGCGAGGCATTACACCGCGCCCAACGGTACCCTCAACACCCGCGCAGTACAACCAGGTGCAGCATAACCTGGCGGTCCCCCCGCCCGCCCCGGCGAGCCCACAGCAGCAGCAGCTACAGCAGTTCTACGAGCAGGGGTACAACGACAACCACGTGCCGCAGTGGGTGAAGGATCAGCCGACCGACTTGTGCCCCAACTGCGACGGCGCTGACTACCTGATCGTGCAGGGCCACGGGCACTGCTGGTTGTGCGGCTACTCCAGCGATAGGCGAATGTCCGACGGACAGGTGGGCAATGCGATGTCACCCCGCAGCAATGCACCAGCACAGAGCACCCGGCAGGCTCATGGCATGAAGAACTTTGGTCTTGCCACCCCCAACGTGTAATGGTAAGATACATCCTATGGATGAGCCGTGGGAAGAGCTGAGGGAATGGCTCAAGGATAAGCCTGAGAGCATTGACGGCGTAGATGTGCTCAATAAGATGGAGGAGCTGGAGAATAAGTGGCGCTAAGTCCTGAAGTACAAGCGTGGGTGAATGAACGCAATAAGAAGCTGGGCCCCAACACCGTTGTCTTAGCGTCCGACATCGTGGTGCCCAAGCGGTACACCACAGGCAGCCTGTCGTTAGACGTGGCGCTCGGTGGTGGCTGGCCCGGCAACCAGTGGGCAGAGATCATCGGCCACGAGAGCAGTGGCAAGAGCGCTCTGGTCTTCAAGACCATCGCTGCCAACCAGGCCATTGACAAGGACTTCACCACCTTCTGGCTGGCCAGCGAGATCTATGACACCGACCAGGCCGCCGCGCTAGGCGTGGACAATGACCGGGTGGTGGTCACACCCACCCAGGAAATGGAGATGGGCTTAGACTTCCTATTGGATGCGGCCGAGTCAAAGTTGTACGACTGCCTGGTGCTCGATTCGTATCCCGCAATGCTGCCGGACCAGGAGGACGAGAACGCCATGAATGAGGCGACCGTCGCAGCCGGTGCCAAGCTATTCAATAAGTTCTGGAGGAAGGCAGGCAAGGCAACGCGCCGCAGTCCCGATGGTACCGAGCGGCCGATGCTTGGCATCGTGGTCAACCAATGGCGGGATAAGATAGGCACCTTCCAGCGGTTCGGCAAGCCAGAGACAAGTCCTGGTGGCTATGGTAAGGACTACGCATTCTATGTCCGGGCCAAGCTGGCGCGGGCTGAGTGGATAGAGGAGAAGCGCTTCGGTCTGCCCAAGCCGGTCAAGGTGGGGCAGGCGGTGGTCATCGAGACCATCAAGAATAAGAGCGCGGCGCCAAGGCAGAAGGCAGAGGTGGACTTCTACTTCAGGAATGCCATCACCACCGGCTTCCATCGTGGCGACTATGACCTGGGCAAGGAGTACGTCTCCCAGGGTGTCCTCTTCGGTGTCATCCAGCTCAGTGGCTCATGGCATCATTACGCCGGGCAGAAGTGGCAGTCCAGGGCCGAGACAGAGGCAGCCATCCGCGAGGACAAGGGACTCCAGGAGCAGCTAGCGGCCGAGGTGCTTGAAATCAGTTCAGACCCGCGCAGGCTGGACGACCTGGCCCGTGCCGCCCCCGCACCCAAGAGGAGGAAGGCAGCGGCTGATGGACAGAGTTAGGCGCAGTGAACCTGTTGTCGGTAAGCACAGCAAAGGGAAGAGGAGTCAGAAGCAGGAGCGGGACACGGCCGAGCGGTATGGTGGCAGGGTCAACAGCCAGTCCGGCGCAGGATGGGTGAGGAAGAACGACGTGACTACTCCGACCAGTAGCATCGAATGCAAGTACACCGAGAAGGCAAGCTACAGCCTGAAGGTAAAGGACCTTATCAAGGCATGGATACATGCTACGCAGGCTGGCCGCCGGATGGTATTTGCCGTTGAGTTCATGGAGACGCCTAGTAACCAGTACACCAGGCGGCAGCGGTACGTCGTGCTTACAGAGGATGACTACCTCGTTGACCAGGCAGAGCTGGCTCTAGCTCGCGATGAAATTGAGCACCTCCGCGTCACGATAGGAGATATGCGTGAGGCCGTCGCCAATTGCTGCGACCGGCCGGGCGGGTGCATCTAGTGGTCTTAAAATTGAGGGTGGAGGCACCAGACGGGTGGGCCCGCGCAAAGTGCAAGGGCATGGCTATCAATGGTGACGACCCTTGGTTCGAGGACGAGCCGACAGCGATGGAGTTCTGCAACGAGCATGGTGTCTGCCCTATCCGTGAGCAGTGCCTGCTGTTCGCGCTCGTTAATAACTGCAAGGAGGGTGTGTGGGGTGGCACAAGTGAGCTGGACCGGAAGGCGATACGAAAGCAATGGCCGCTCAGAGGGGGGCGAGTACCGCGCCCTGAGTGGACCTGGTTCCCACCTGGTGAGCCCGCACAGTGGTACGACCCGGCTATTCTTCGGGCCGAGCTGGACGGAGAGGAAGATGACGATGATGAGTGAATTAGACTGGCACTGGGAAGGGAATCTGAGGTTCTGCGATGACTGTGAAGAGGAAGTTGCCTACTTCGACCTCGAAGACCTCTACTACTGCACCGGGTGCGGGCGTGAAGCCCGTGGGTAGAATGCGTGACCGTGCCAAGATCAAGAAGGAGGGCGGTGTCCTCTTACCGGAGCTAAAGAAGGTAGCGCTCGCTGAGTTCAATGACCATTCACATTCAACCGACCACATCTACCCGTCGGAGATGGCTAGGTCTGACTGGTGCCCCCGCGCTACCTACTACCGGATATCAACGGGCGTGGTCATCGATGAGGACTTCAGCTTCACGCTGGAATCTATCTTCGATGAGGGCCACTCGGTAGAGCAGAAGTGGCAGCGCCGGATGCGGCAGACCGGCAAGCTCTGGGGGGTGTGGCGTTGCATCTGTTGCGGCAAGCAAACCGGCAACGAACTTGAACCGCTGATGTACGATCAGGAGCATGACTATACCCAGTGCTATGGCCACCTCTGGGAGTACAAGGAGGTAGCCCTGGAGGATACCCCCCTGCGGCTCCGTGGGCGCGAGGACGGGGCGATGGGCTATCCCGGGTATCTGGTTGAGATAAAGACCATCGGGCCCGGCACAGTGCGTCGTGACGCGCCCAAGCTGATGGCTCAGCACTACTACAAGGACATCGGTGTCTACGACTACGACAGTATCTGGAAGGACCTGCGCCGCCCGTTCGTCAGCCACATCAGGCAGACTAATATCTACCTGTACATGGCTCGGTCAATGGGGCTGGACTTTAGCACGGCGGTGCTGCTCTACGAGTTTAAGAGTAATCAACAGACTAAGGAGTTCACGGTCAAGCTCACCCCCAGTATCTACGAGCCACTGTTAGACAAGGCCCAGTCGATAGTGGATGCCCTTGATGGAGCGGCACCCGTGCCAGCCTGCCCGTTCGACGGCCAGGATGAAGACACCGGCTGCGCGAAGTGTAAGGTGTATGAGCATGAGTGATCACGCAGAGGCTTCCGCCCAGGCTGGGGCGGTCGAGTGGGTGCCCGCAGGAAAGGGCCACTCGGACCCGGTTAACCATCAGGAGAAAGAAGATGCCCTACGTACGACCGCCGGGGTACTACAACGACCGGCACAGGAAGTACCGAGCCGAGAAGAAGGAAAAGCTAAACGCAATGAAGACCGAGCTGGGTTGCGCTCGTTGTGGGGAAGACGATCCGAGGTGCCTGGACTTCCACCATCTGGACCCGGCAACCAAGACCTCTACGGTAGCGCGACTGTACCGGGGGACGTGGAGTTGGGACCGGATACTACAGGAGATAGCGTTATGCGAAGTGCTTTGCGCGAACTGCCACCGGAAGGAACACGTGCCATTGTGAGCGATTCCGTCCATCATCCGCATCATTACACGAGCCTGCCCAATGGCATCGAGTGCCTGGACGTAACAGAGTGGTTCAACAACAACCGTGGCAACGCCATCAAATACGTGTGGCGCGCTGGTGTAAAGGACCCAGCGAAGGAGGTGGAGGACCTAGAGAAGGCATGCTTCTACATTCACCGTGAGATCAACCGGCTGAAGAACCTGCAGATAGATGGTCAGCTCACCCTGTTCTAAGGATGCACCTTGAGCGCGTGGACCGGCAAAGTATGTCAGAACTGCGGCAGGAAGAAGTCGAAGAGCCGCACCCATTTGAAGTACTGTACCTCGTGCGACAGGGGGTTACGTAAGCAGCGGGCACTAGCTGCACACGACAGGCGTGTTGCCGAGACCAAGGGCATCAGCGGTGCCGACTACTGGGCTATCTATAAGGCACAGGGTGGCAGGTGTGCACTGTGCCAGCGAGCACAGGGGAAGAAGAAGAGGTTAGCTGTTGACCACGATCATCATTGCACCGAAGGTCACGATGCTAAGTACGCCTGTCGTAAATGCGTTAGGGGTCTCCTTTGCGTTAACTGCAATAGAAACGTGCTCGGCCGGGCTGCTCACGATGACCCTGAGTTCTTTCTGCGCGGGTATGAATATCTGATGTCGCCTCCCGCTCGTGCTATCCTGGATACAATAACGGGAGCACAATATGGCGGCCGAGGAACTGATCCTGAGGGTGGGCAGCCGTACGCCCGTGCCTGAGTTAGCGTCGGCTATCAGCCATGGTGTCTACGACAATAAGACAGTGCTGATGCGCGCCATTGGTGCGGGTGCCATTGGCCAGGCGGTGAAAGGCTGCGCCGTCGCGCGAGGGTACTGTGCACCACGTGGGATAGACCTCCAGCTAGTGCCCGGCTTCTGCGATATCAAGATGCCGGATGGTGTTGTAACTGGGATGACATTGCGAGTAGTCGTGGCCGACTAGGTTACAATGGAATAGAGGTGGTGTCATGACTATGCCAGCGGAGCCAGGTGGCGGTAGCTTCCAGCCGCAGAAT